GTCCTAGATACATTTGGACCCGGACTAAAAAAGCTACCATCTGTTTGGCCCATATTTTCAAAGCCTTGTGCCAACATAGTACCGCCTATTTTTAATCCGGCTTTCATGTTTGCATTTCTTATCGTTTGTTTTCTTTCAGCGGATTGTAAACTATCAGAAGCCGCTATTCGTGCTGCCCCTGCTAGGCCGGTTGTTGCATCAGCCTGCTGCCCTCTAGCAGTAGCCAAAACGCCAACTTGTCTGTTCCTTTGTGCAGCTAAACCTTGACTTCTACCTTGCACTTGTTGACCGATTGCAGCTGATAATAAATCTGCTTGTGCGTCTACAGATCTAGTAGCCATTAAAGAAGGTTTACCAGATAAAGACTGCATAGTGTCAGCTTGAGCCCTACCCGCAACATAACCTCCGTAGTTTTCTTTTAAAGAAATGTCACGCATTTCCCTTAATAAAGGGCTATACATCTGATTAAAATAATCTTTTTCTGCTTTAGCTACTTTGGCTTGTACTTTTTCAGCCTCTGTTGCTTGGTAGTCAGATTGTTTTGGTTTACTACTCATTTAACTTCTTTCCTATAAATTCGTGTATCTAACTCCCAGCCTATCTTTTTTGTGTACGATTCCATTTCTGGAACTCGTGATCTCGCTTCGAGATACTTACAACCTGCTTCTTTAGCTAAGTCGTTAAACCACTCATCATGGGCCAACCAATTATGGCCTCCTTTGTTATAAGTATACGCTATCCATAGCAACAATGTCTTGTCTTTTGTGAACTGATCTACTTCTATAGTCAGTATCAAAAAACCTACAGGAGAGGTGTAAAGAAAAGCCCTTTCATTTACACATTCACTGTAAACATCTTCAGGAATGAAACTTAGTAAAGGATTTTCTTTTAAAATATCAACTATGCCAGCTTTTATAACATTCCAACATTTTCGTATGTCAGTATAAACTGGTAACTCAGTAGTCGATCTCCTTTCCGTACCTTCCATACCGTCTCCTTGGTAATCCTATTCCTTTGTACTTAACAGTTCTTTTTACCCCTAGGTCTCCGCCTCGGGCCCTTAATTCTGCTTGTGATATCTCTTGATTAAACTGATATAGATACTCTTGTGCTGCTCCTATATCAGTCCACTCTCTATTTGGCATCCTAAGTAATCTGTATAAAGTGCCATATATGATGGCATCTCTATACTGGTTGGATATAGTTGTATCTATATTGTTTGATGTCCTACTCGGCTTTAGCGCAACACTAGTTATAACTTCTTTTGAGCCACTTGGAACTGGCACTATCCAAAAAGTAGTAGGAGTTTTTTGTAAATATACGTGAGGTTGTCCTGTTCTATTCCTCCAATCTGGGTAGTTTAGCTCTAAACTACGAGGACTTATAGGGTCCATATCATTGCCATCATGCGTCATTAGCAACACTTGATGAACCTCTGTACCTGTAGGTATATCAAAATCATACTCATAGACCCCTGAAATAGTATTAAAAGGGTCTATGTCGAGAACGTATGCTTTTGATCTTTCACAAAACTCTATAGTTGCAGAACGTAAATTTTGTCCTACCAAAGAGTCTGGGCATAAAGGTACATAGGGTAGAACTTCTTTTATTAAAGAAGAGTAAGCTGCCACATTTACCTACCTTGCTGTTGCATTACCTTAGGAACAGCGCCTATATTAGAAACCATATCATTATTAGGGTCTAACAACATTTGAGCTTGGTTACCTTGTCCTATACTTGCTGTAAACAACTGATAATGTGTACTTGCCCTTTGAGAATTTCCTGCGTACTCCGCATCTTTCATATATGCTCTATAAAGAACAAAATCTATAATAGCGTTAGCATAAATATCATCAACACTAATAGTATCACTAGCTGCTGATAGATCTGTAGGTGAAGCTGAGTAAACAATTTCTACATACGAATTACCAGACACGCCTGGATACACGTAAAAGTTTCTTGGGTCATCTTCATCAAAGATATAATGTTTTACAATAGCCCCGTGCGCTGCATCTCCTGAAACTGCAGGATCATGCCAATCCGGTTCTTGTGTATTTAAAATGTCAACGTTTACTATTCTAATAGACCTTTTACCAGTGCCGTCAGAAGCAGCAGACATATTTCTTACTACTTTTATTAGCCTTAAACCTGCTGCAGGCAAAGATTGTTTAGTTCCAGCAACTAAAGTTATAGTAGCTGTAGTAGCACTAGACTCAGGCCTGAAATTAACAATCTCTCTTTGTGCATCGTTTATATAGTTTAAGAGTTCGGATTCGGTCCATCTAACACTAGTAGTGTCTTGTAATGTATCCCTAATTCTACTAAGTAAATTAGTGCCTGTAAGTGTCCCTGCCATAATTTATTACTCCGCTTGTTTAAGCTCCTCTATTAAATCTGATTTCTTTTTACGCCTATCAAGCTCTATACCAACAGTTCTGCCATATTCTTCTAGCTCTACTTTAGTCATGCTTTCAAGGTCTTTTGAAGTTTCTTCTATTACTTCTTCAATAGGTGCTTCTTTTACAATTGGCTCTTCCTTGATACCACCTTGTACTTCTTCGCATCCATGTTGTAAACAAAGCAACCCAAGATCTTTAGCGACTTGTTTTGGTTCGTTTGCTTTTAAACTGATTGACGCGCCCCATGTTGAAGCTACGTACTTATCTTCTTTTGATACTATCCACATAATTTTACTCCTTAAATATGGGTGACTTCTTCAAGCCACCCATAAAATATACCACAATTAATATGCTACATCTAATCTAATAACACCGAAGTCTTCATTCTGACCTGTTACGTCTGAATTGTAGACTGGCTTCTTAAGACCAAATATCTTACCAATTGAAATACCGTTTTGGTTTCCATAGTCGAATGTATCTTCTACTATTTCTGGAGCACCAATGTCTGCCATAGCTAATGCTTGAGCACCGCAGAATAAACATGCAGAACCATTAACATCAGCGTCAGCACCCCATTTGTACCCAGCAGAACCAGCATTTCCGGATGTTCCAGTTGTAGCACCAGATGTGTTAAACACATGTCTGAACTCGTGGACCATAATGCCGTCTACCATTAGACTTGAAGAACCTGAGAATAAGCTTGAACCTGGTCCTCTTACTCCAGCATTTCTTACGTTAGCAAGGAAGTCTGAATCGAGTTTTAGGTCAGCCATTACTTGAGGTGTTACAAATAAGTGATATGTTTCATCATTACCTGCGCCTCTTAATCCTCTGATGTACTGATCTTTAGCATAAGCTTTTAGATCAACAATAGCGCCATAGCTTAGTTTGTCAGCTGCAGCAACTGCAGTTACATCACCAGCTACGATACCACTTGTAGCATCAAATCTTCTATGTCTATTAGAAGTTGGGGCTGTTACGTCTGAACCAAACGCTAAGTCGTTTAGATTTTGACCTGAGTTCATTGATGGTCTTAAGCCACCATTGTTTTTCAAGTTATATCCAATACCACTTAAAGTAAGGAACGCTAATTGGTCCATTCTGTCAGCCATTGCGTATGCAAGTGCATCTCTTGAATGTTCCCTAAAGTTTACAACTGATTTTTGGTCAGCTAGCCTTCCAGCTAATCTGTTCGCAAATCTCAATTGGTCGAGTCCCACGACTATGTCGTAAGCTCTTAATGCCTCTTCATTCCCTTCGAGAGTGTTGTCACCAACAATACCATCACCAGTCATGTCAGCTAAAAGTGTTAATACAGCTCTAGCTCCCTTTTCTGATTGGGTAAGCTCAGATATTCTCTGAACCATAGCGTTAGATCCGCTACCCGCGAATTGGTTAATGAAGGACATATTTCTAGCTACACGCCAGAAATCTCTAGACCAGATGGTTAACTGCTCACTGGTCAACGCAGCAAAGTTAGTATTTGCCATGATATGTCTCCTATCATTAATTTATTAACCAGTCGACTTTTGGAGCGACTTTTATCCGTATACCCACTGTCGTAGGGGAAACGCTCTCGTTAGTTACGGAGTACGACTCCGGTTAGTTTTACGCACTAACAGGCGAAAACGTTTTTTACGGACACGACCCCGGTAAGATATCGCTCTTACGTGCGAACTTATTTAATTTATAACACACTTTATCCGAAATCTCCACGCATTCTACGTAAAGTTTCAGCAGGCAAAGCATCAAATTCATCTGCTGAAAGTGTATTAATATCTACTTTTTTCTCTTGTTTACTCGCACCTTTTAAGGTAGGAGGCTGTTGTTCTGCCGCTTCTATTTTCTTTTTAGTGTTAGAAACTTGTTTCTTTTGTGCAATTTTTTGTTGTACTGGGTCAGCTTTTGAAGCCTCCTGTACAGGAGAACCCATTATATATTTTGCAGCCTTATCCAAAGCATCTGCACCGCTAAAACCTTGCACCATAAAAGCATCCCTTAAATCTAGCACTTCTTGTGTCTTAACCTGGTCAAAATCAGCATGGGTCTCATCTAAAACAGGGAAAGAAGTAGCTAACTCTGCAGCTTTAGCTTGTAAAGCAGACAATTCAGTGCTTTGTTCAACTGTTTTACCCATTCTATTTTGCACTTCAAACATCATAGACTGACGTTCTGCATTTCTAATTTCTGCTCTTAGTTTTGCAGCCTCTGATGTTCTACCATTTAAAATATGTTCTTGGTACTCAACTTCTTTAGCATCAAAATCATACTCAGGTTCGTTTTCTACTGTTTCAATAGGATTAGTAACTTCTTCTAATTTTTTCTGCAGGGCTTTTTGTTTTGCTAGGACTTCGTCAAACCTAGACTTAGGAATCATTGGTTCTTTTGTAGGTTTTTCCTCAACTGGCTCTTCAACTGGTTGTGGATCTCCGTCATCTTCTGCCAATACTGTTTCTTCTCCTGTATCTTCTGCGACTTCGTCTGTATCTTCAACAACTTCCTCTTCTGCTTCCTCTTCAGGCTCTTCAGATGGTTCTTCTTTAGCTTTAAGTTCTTCGACTTCTTCAACTTCTTCCTCCTTTGGAAATTCTACTTCTTCATCGTCAGGAGAATCGAAGTTCATATCAACTTCAAAACCTTTCGCATCTTCTTCGGTTTTTACATCAGCTCCAGGCATGGCGTCAAACACAAGTGTGTCGTCTGCTTGAGCTTCCGTTTTATTATCTTGCTTGGCCATTATTACCTCCTTGTGGTTTTACGGCTGCTGCTGCCATCTTGACAGCGGCTTGTGTATCGCTTTGAGTCATTCGCATCTCGTTTGTCATTCTTGATAAACGCTCACGAAGGTCTAGCTCTTCACGTTTTGCTTGTAGTTTACTTTGTAATTCAGCAACCTTCAACTGTGGATCAGCTTCAGCTTGTTCTACTTTCGCTACATTCAGAGCAGATTCAGTTTGCAACCTAGTTACTTCCGCTTCTAGTTTTGCAATCTCAAGCTGCGTACTTCTGATCTGTGATTCCATTTGGAACTGTTGTAATTGTAATTGTTCTTCAGTAGGAGGCGCTGTGCCTTCTGCTTGTCTTATTCTTTCTGCTATATCTGCTTTACGTGATAAATGTGAATATTCGACAATCATGTCGTTTGGTATTGGTACACCAACTTGTCTAAGCTCAATCGCTTCAGCAAACTGCATTTCATCGAAGTTATCTCTAGCAGGAGCAGTACTAACTATTACGTCATACTCACCTAGAGTAAGATCATTTATAATCTGCCCTTCTGGTGTCATTTGATTTACCCTTAGTTTGTTCCTTGGCTTATATGGGTCTTGTTCGTCAGTTACTTGAATGATTCTTTCTTCTGTATAGTAAGTCTGTACCATTTGTAATATTTTTTCAGCTAGATATTGTCTAGTTTTTGTTAAATTGTCTAAAGGCACTTGCAACAACATAGAACCTCTACCTTGTTTAGCTTGAATAGCTACGCCTGAAACTTCTGGACTATCCGTACCGAGCATAGCGTCAGTAATTCCACTAATCTGTTTAATGTTCATAGCCGCTTTTTGGCTTATTCTATCTAAGCCTGTAGGTATTTGGTTCGGTGGTATTTTACCTGGAGGAGTAGAGCCACGGTTATACTCCAGAACCAACCCTGTTTCTGCACCATGTTCTTCTAAGTCATCTGCTGTCATACCAGACAAAGACCCAGACTCTACAATCCAACCACTATTAGCTGTTGTATTTACTATATGTAATTCTTGTGAAGATATTTTATTAAGCTGTTCTTGTGGTGACAATAAATTTCTAACCATGCCAAACGGTTTACCTCTTCGAAAGTATGGAAAATATGGCACGATTGTAAAATGATCATACGGAGAGTAGTCATCAAATAACACTACAGTGTCCGCGGTCACGGTCCAACGGACCCGTCGCATTTTTTTGGTCATTATAGACAAACCAAACTGGTCAGCAAAAGCTTCTCTTTTCTTTTTGCCCCAGGCATTTGGTATTTTTCTTTTATCCCCTGTCACAGGGTCGACGTAAAACATGCAGTCGTCTAGTTTGTAGTATTGTCTTTCTATAACTCTTATCGACCTAAGTAATCGTGCGTTCTCCGGATCTCCAGGATACTGTTGTCCGTAATTATATTCGTCGGTATCTCCGTATCTCTCTTCTTCAAACTCCATAGAGTCAGCACCTAGTGTGGTGCCTGTTTCTGCTAGCATCCTTAACTTGTCTGCTTTGTCTTGCCCATACGTTTCTTCTATCTCGTCTATACTCATCCACTTACTTTCGAATATTTCATTCCAAGTTCTTGGGTCATATTGTTTTGCGTCTGGGTCTATTAAAATATCTAATGGATCTTTGGCTGTAACTCTTACTTCTCCTTGTATATGATCATCATAATCAACACGCACATCAAAATACCCACGATCTTGAATAAGGCCATCAGAAAAAACTTGTTGTTCTACCCAGTCTAATTTATTGTTATCTGCTATCTGTGCGTAAACTTGTGTTAGCACATCCGCTATTTCTTGGTTGCCGCCGCCTCTAGGTTTAAATTGTATATCTGCTTTTTTTGTACTTTGTTCTGCAAGTACTGCATTTACGGTAGGTAAGATAGTGTTTATAGTTAGAGCTGGCCTGCCCTGGTCGTCGAGCTGTTGCATATCAAACTCGTCCCATTGTTCTCCTCTGTAGTACTGGTCACACTTTTTAGCCATGTGTACGTACTCTTCATGACCATGATCTCGCGCACGAGTGTAGGCATTCCATTGGTTTTTCGCTAACGTTAGTTCTTCTGCGTCTTTAATTTTTGTACTTGGTTTTTTACTATATGCCATATTACGCACTCATTGCCGATTTCTTTTTCGGTCCTTTTGCCATTAATTCTAACCTATCTCTCCACGAAGGTACATGCTCTGGTGCTTCGTAAAAAGTTGCGTACTCTGTCATCATTAAACCAACCCAGGCCAAAGCATCAACTTGGTCATCATGCACGCCATTAGGAAAACGCAAAAGTTCAGCCACAAGAGGCCCAGTCCAGATTGCATCTTCAGGTACAAAAACTCTACCCTGTTGCATCCTACCCTGAATAGCTCTAGCTCTTGCTTCTTTGTCACGTCTCCCTACTTTTAAATCTTTAAAATATGCAGAATGTAATCTACGCTCTGCCACACGTTTCTCTAAGAAAGGACCGATGGCCATTTCTATATGTCCACGTTCTATTCCTACTATACCAGGTCTCCACTGTTCGTAGAAATCTAATATTTTTTCTACCAATTCAAAACCATCATACTTGCCACGGATCATATCGACAACAAACATATTATCGTACTCATCGATACCTACCATTATGCCAACAGAATAATCGTTTCTATCTCTTTGCCCGATAGCTAAATCCCATGCGCAATAATAACGCATCTTATCATAGTCTATATCAGCTGGGTCATAATATTGAATCATGTCCCTAGTAAAATAATCGCCTTCATCTGATACTGGGTTTTGTTGATACAAAGCAGTCCAGTCTCTAGGACCTATAGCTTTTTGTATTTTTTCTAAAGATTCTACATCATATCGTTCGGGATGCAGCGGCTCACCCGTTGCACGAAACTCTTCATCTTCTTCTGCAATTGCTGGATATTTAACTACTTCCCAATCGTCCGCACCATTTTCACTAGCAGTCAACAGGCGTCCGGCTAGATCATCATCGTGCCATCTTGTTAAAATAACCAAGATACCTCCGCCTGGAGCAAGACGAGTATAAGCAGTAGAAGTGTACCAATCCCAGGTCGCTTCTCTATTGTTTTCTGATTCTGCATCTTCTCTGTTTTTTACCGGGTCGTCGATTAATAATATGTGCGCACCTTTACCTGTGATACCACCACCGACACCAGCTGCTACATAACCACCACCCTCGGTTGTTTGCCAGGACTCTACGGACTGTGAATCTTTGTCTAATTTAGTAGATTCAAAAACTTTTTTATAGTTTGGCTCTCTGAGCACTTGTCTAACTTTTCTAGAAAAACTCATAGCTAACGAACCTGAGTATGAACAGCTGATAAACTCATGTCCGGGGTTACGTCCGAGGTGCCAAGCAGGAAAGGCAATACTTGCAAGGGTAGATTTACCATGACGAGGGGGCATAAACAGCATAAGCCTTGGGGATTTCTTATCTGACACGTCTTGACTAAATTTTTCTAGCCTATTGCATATATCTTTGTGCACCCAACCCGCTTGGTAGTCTGGATTAAACTTTTCAACGAAGGGCAACATGCGTTTTCTGGATAAAATACGCTTTGCCAGCTCTTGTTCTGCACGAATTTGGGCATTTTGTTCTTTTTTTGATACTTTTTCTTGTTTTTGGGGTTGAGGAAGCTGTTCTGCCTCGTCTGCGGCGCAATATACGCACAAACCTTTGGGTAAAACTAGGTTATCTGCTAATAATTTCTTGCATTTATAGCATTCTATCTTAATTTGATCTGTCACTAGTTAGCATTTCCATCTTCTTCTAGCTTGTCTGATTCTAGAATTAGGGTTATTCCTTGTTTTCGCTGAACTTCTCTTTAATTGACCTAAAGATCTTGCGCAATATGACTTTCTTCGCTTCGCAGCTTTAGAACCTTTCTTAACTTTACCAGTAACAGCAGTCTTTAACTTAGAACCGGGGTTCGCGCGCCTGTATGCAGCCACGCCTTTTTTGGTCATACCGGCACCAGATTTGGTTTTTCGGTAATTACCGCCTTTTCCTGTTGTTCTTCGTATTGGATTTTCTTTTTTTCTTGGCATAAGTTCTCACATTTGTTGGCTTTCCACCCACTCCTTGCGCTTTAGCTCGTTTTCTTTTTACTGCGCTCTTTTTCTGAGCTGCAGTCATACTAGCAGCTTTAGACTTTGGTACGCATTTTGGGTAGCCTTTACGTTTTGTCGACGCTTTCTTTCTACCGCAAGGTGCATGTCCGCCACCTTTCTTTTTTCTACCTATATCAACCCACTCTTCTTTGAACCATTTTGTTAGTCCGCCTTTGGGTTTAGAAGTGGCCACTACCTATAGCCTCCACCCCTTGCTTTATAAGTTTTTGTTAACCAACCAGATGCATATGCAGATGGCCAAACTTTATATTTTCTTTTAGCTTCTGCTTTTACTCTAGCGTACAGAGCCGGATTAGTCGGCTTTGCACCACTTTTCTTTTTAGTAGCTTTTCTTTTTGCCGCCACGATAATTCTTTTTGGTTGTACCTTTAGATTTCTTTTTACCAGACATCTTCATTTTTTTGCCTGGCTTCTCATTTATATAACAATGCATTACTTACCTCTCTTTTTTGGAATGACTCCTCTACCCATGAGAATGTCTTTCTTTGTTACCTTACCATCTCCAGAATAATCTGGAAACTTTTTCATTTTAGAAACTTTACGTTTCTTTTTTCGAGCTTTAGCTTGTTGCTCATATTTACTAGTCATTAGTACCTCCTTGGGGTTCTAGATATTTTGTATCTACTCCAGCCAACTTTAACAACTCGGAATCAGACATTCGTTCTAGCTGCTGAATTTTATCTACATTGATATTAACTTGGGTTGCTTGCTCTGGGGCAAATAGACCGTGGAGCTTGCACAACGAATCGACAACATTTTTTTCTTCAGTCGCGGTCGCCGATTTACGATGCGCTTCTAAATATAATTGGGTCGCGGTATTTCTATCGAACTTAACTTCTTCGCGCATCTCTTCTCTTAGGTACTCGATGGCTTGCATAATCTTTGGTCGCTTAAAAGCTTCGTACACGGAATCTTGGTTCCTGTACCCCGCTGCACGGCCCGCTGCCGCTTTGCTCATGCCACGTAAAAAATACAAAACTAATCTTTCTTCTTGAACCGAAAGCTCGGATAACTTTACACCCGCGTACGGAAAATGTGATTGGAGTTCCAATCTATCTTGTTCGGTGACCGTGGTCGATTGATCTGTGGCTAAGCTCATATTCGTAAGCATAGCTTATTTGTGGATATCTTGTAAATTTTTTGTGAAAAAATTTTTTTTGAAAAAAATGAAATATATCGCTGAGACATCTTCTCCTTCTATCACCAGACACCCGACCCCGACCCTTTTCACTTTGACCAAGGTCGGCGGTCAACCAAACTTTTGGAACCTTGTTTTGGTTTTTACTACCCTATGTCCTAGCCCCTAGGACTACTATCATCACTCGCGCACGATCAAACATCGTCGCGCGTGGTTTTGTTCCGTTGGTTCCACGGCAATCACCTCATGTGGAACCATCTCGTGGAACCAGAGCCAACCCGCACTGTTAATACATTTACGCATGTGTTAGCAGCGGTTGGTTCCGTTGTTCCACGTAGAACAAAACCTATTATTCTGACGAACCACGGACAACGGTTAATGAATAAAGATTAACTTAACCTAAAACAAGTGGAACCAGTGGAACCAAACCTCTAACCACGCATCGTTATCAGGTTTTTCGTGTTCCATGACTCGTGGAACCACGTGGAACCAGTGGAACCACAGATAGCTCGACCCGAGCTATCTGTTATCTAGTCAGTTGTATTTAATTTATATAAGGAGTTTATTATGAAATACGTCGTTACTACACAATATCTAGAGAACTATGGTGCCCATTGCGAAGATGGTAAATACCCTAACAACCATCGTTGGAAATTCAAGGGTGGCACAGACTACATCGTCACTGGTTTAGACCGAATAGAGGATGCAGTAGCTTTCGTCCAGGCTCTATGCGCCAAACATGGCAACAATCTTGGAATCAAAGAGTTTCCATCTTCTTGGATGACTCATGAAGAATGGATGACTTCTACTGTCTATGAAGCAATGGATGAAGAGCATCGTCAATTCATTCTTAAGAGCGCTCAGCGTGTAGACCCAAGAGGCCAAGATGTCATTGACCTTTTGGATAGACCAAAGACAGAAGCTACAACCCTGTAGCTTCTGTTATTTAGTCAGTTAATTAACTTATAGGAGAATCAAATGAGCAATTACAAAACAACAATCTGTCAAAATCCAGATTGCCCAAACACAATAGACAGCAGAGACAAAGGCCGCATCGTTTACGACAGTCACTGCGTCGACATAAACATGGAAGAGAACGCTCCTCCTGTTTATGTTTGTTTGCCTTGTGGATACAAATGCGGAGGCGTCGGCTAACAAAGGCTCGGACGGCAGATACCTCACCCTGAGGTATCTGTTATTTAGTCAGTTATATTATTAAAGGAGTATGTTATGAAAGAAGTAAATGTATGGTATGGAACTAATGAGAATGCTTGGCTAAGTAATTTAGCTGAGCGTAGGTTTACCCTGAAAGATGGAAGAGAATATGTAAGCGTTGAACACGCTTACCAGACTTGGAAGAGCGGTAGCTTTTGCCCCATTGTTTATAGAAAACCTTGGGAGGCTGGAAAAAAGTACGTTGGTAACTATGCTAAGACTGCTAATAACTGGAATATTAGGTTAATGGAAAGTCTTATTATGGATAGCTTTTCCCAGAACCCTGGGCTATGGGGTGCTCTCTGTCTTATTGAAGGAGAGTTTACCCATAACCAAGATAAAGGAATCTGGAAACATGAGTTTCCTAGAATCCTTGATGAAGTTCGTGATATGGGGATACATCTCCATCGTGAAAGATCAGTGGCTCGGCATTAAAGCTAAGCCACTCGCTCGGGCCTTTGGCCCTCGCTCGTCGACAGTTGACCACGTCCCGTGGCAACTGTTAGTGAGTATTGTATGTTAGTTACAGGTGTAGCTAGCAAGTTTAATTTATATACCTAGGAGGTAATTATGTTGTATTCATTATACATATTAAAAGACGGCAAAGACGGCAAATCTAGATCTAGAGAGGTCGGCATTGCAACTACTAACAAAGATGGTAGCTTAACACTACACTTTGACGTAGCTATACCATTGACTGCTGACAATCAGCAAGCAAAGGTGTTCATGAGACAGATTGAGCCAAAAGCTCAGTCAGTCGAACAGCCAGCAACAGCAGTAGCTTAGTTGGTAACGTCACCCCGAGGACGTACTAAAGCTCGGGGGGGTTGTTACCGAAAGCACACGCTCAGATGAAAAGCTGGGCAATTATATTAACTTAGTCCAAGGAGGGCATTATGAAGAATATTATATTTTCAACATTCGAGTTATGTGGCAAAGCCACCAAGCTCATCGTATCGTTGACTTCGTCAACAACATCAAACGTTGTTGGTGGGTTCAAATCCGGTTACACCGGTCAACCTAAACAAGTCGAAAGACCTGTCTACAAAGAACCTGTCCAGAAAGAGTTTGATTTTGACTCAGTTTAACAACAGACCGGGCGTCTTCGGGCGCTCGGTTTTTTTATTTAATTAGGAGATTAGTTATGCTTTATTTAGAAGAGGTCAACTGCTCAAAGTGCCACACTCCACTGCCAACGCCAGAGATTAGATGCCTATTCGAACCTCTGCATATCAGTCACTGGGTAGACACCATTGAACAAGAGTGTGATTCTTGTATTCAGTCCTCGCGTCCCGCGAGTACTGTTGAGTAGTCAGTTATATTTTATAGGAGGTAAATATGAATGAAGTACATGTACCCATCGAGGTACTCAAACAAGCTGAAGCTAGTGAAATGCAATCGCGAGCTGAATTTGTAAGTTCTGGTGAGTTTATTAGTAGATTCATCAGACGTATTAATATTAATAATGAGCCAACAGGAGGTAACTATGGCAAAATCGAAAGCGCAAGCTAATTTATTTGACCCTGCAGATATGGGGGTAGAAGTGGTAGACATGGCAAATGGTGAGACAGGAGAACTCCTGCCTGACCAAAAGACACCAGAGTCTGCTTGGAAACCGGACACCATTGGTGATCCAGTTGGTAGTGAAGCTAGGGCATCACAGGATCCTGTGCATTTACCTGACTTTTACTACAGAAAGTATTCCATTGATGGTGAAGGCAAGCCAATTGCCCAAGCATCAAGGGTAAAAGGTATCATGGACGTATTCAAGTCAAAAAAGAATACAGCTATGACATTCAATGCAGTTGACGAGAACGCGCGTAAGAAAGAAGAAGATTATTATCTTCAACAAGTTCAGCAAATCGCTGACGGTCTTATGCCGCTACTCGAGACTGATCCACAATCTACTGGTATCAACTTCTTACAGTTGACTACTAGAACGTGGGCTGAATTTGCATCTATTGCATACGAGTACAAAGAAGAGACTGACGCAGCTAACCCGAACGACGAACTACCAACATGGTTGCTCGAACGTGAAGAAAAGATGTTTGGTCTCGGTCGTAAAGCAAGAATGCTATCAGCTGTTGTAGGTCTTATCGGTGAATCATTCGGATTGCACGATCTTGCGTTAAAAGACGCTCGTGTCCAAAGTGAGATCGAAAGACGTCAACAACGACTAGCTGAGTGGAACTTTAAGAATCACGCTGATTCTTCTGTAAAAGTTGCTACTGAGCTTAACCAAGCTACACAAGCGCATACCAAACAGGTGTTCGCTTCTGCGTAGTTTATCTGGGGGGCTTCGGCTCCCCTTTTTTCTATTCCAACAAAGGAGGTAATTATGGGACTAGATGCATATGCCGGCTTTCAAGAGCCACAACCTGAGAATGTAGAGCCAATCAATGACCATGCGTTCTACGAAACGTTACGAGCTGGTGATGAATTTTACTGGCGTAAACATGCCAGACTGCAAGAATACATGCAAAGATTATGGCGTGTTAGAAAGTTTGGCGAAGATGCCAAACACTGGAGCGGATTAAGAATGGATGGCAAACATGACTATGGTGAAGTTATGTTCTTAGAAAAACAAGATATTGAAGAACTACAAAAGCTAGTTGAAAACGATGACTTGCCTTTCTGCCCAGACGGATTCTTTTGGGGACAACAGTTTCAAGAAGAATCAATGAAAGAGTATAAAGAACTCGACCTTAAGTTCTGTAAGCAAGCACTCAAATGGCTTGATGAAGGCAAAAAGGTTTGGTACGACTGTTCGTGGTAATTTTAGGAGGTAAATATGCACACAATTAATCCAGTAAAACTTAAACAAGAATTGACTGACTGCATCAATGCCGGCTACCCAGCTATGATCTGGGGTGGGCCAGGCATTGGTAAATCAGAAATACCAAGACAGGTTGCCGATGAGATGGGCGTCCCGCTCATCGACTTCCGTGCTAACTTGTTCGACCCTGTCGACGTACGTGGTATTCCGTATATCAAACAGCTCAAAGAAACCGGTAAACGGTTTACATCATGGGCTGTGCCTGATGTGTTTCCAATCGCACAACGCGACGGTGAACGTGGTTTGCTCTTCATTGACGAGCTACCAACTGCACCGCCAGCAACGCAAAACGCATTCTTACAACTGTTACTAACAAAACAGATTGGTGAATACAGATTGCCTGCCGGTTGGCAAATCATCTGTGCCGGCAACAGACTTACCGATGCAGCAGCTGTTTATCAAATGCCATCGCCTGTACGTAACAGACTTGCACACTACGAGCTCGAGCCAACACTCGACGATTGGGTGCAATGGGCTTATCAGCACAACATCGACTCAGATGTTATCTCGTTCATACAATACAGACCTAATCTGTTGTCACAGTTTGACGCTGACGAGTATGCATTTCCAACGCCACGTGCTTGGTCAATGGTCAGCAAAAAACTATCTAAGGCAAACACAGATCCAGAACGTTTGTTCTTCGGTGTGTCATCACTAGTCGGTGATGGGCCAGCTGGTGAGTTTATTGCATTCAAAGAAATTGCAAACAAGCTACCAGATATTGATCAGTTGCTCAAAGACCCATCAACATACAAGAAAGACGACAATCCTGCATTGTTGTACGCTCTTGCTACTGCTGTTGCTACTAGAGCACAGGATGACATGATGGAAAACATTATGAAGCTAAACAACAAGTTACCAGTTGAGTTTCAGGTTGTCTTAGTTAAAGGTTGTTTAGCCAAAGACAGACAACTCAAATCACACAACGATGTACGTAAGTGGATCGTTGACAACGCTAACGTTGTTTTATAGGAGGTTATATGAAAACAGTTAGATTATCACGTGCTCTTAAGTGGGATATCACTAAAGCTGCAGAAAAAAAGTTCGACAATGCAAATCCGCAACAACAGCTGCCCAATGATGGGTACGCTGTTGTAACAAGACTTGGTATTGTAGACAAAATTGAAGCGACTAAAAAAATGTTTACAAGTATTTGGAATACAGAGTTACCTATGCGAGATGTAGACTATATAAAAATAGAAGCAGATATACCAGGAGATCATCCTCATAACCCTTATGGTGCAGACGATGATTCAGGTATGGAAAGAGAAATTTCTTACAAACTTAATTTGCCTTCTGGTTTTAGAGCTCCACAGTTTCTTAGTTATTATGAAACTATGACTGTGCCTGTACTTCATACTGACCCAACGTTAATTGAATGCATGATTGCTGACAATTATAACGACGACCTCAGAAAAAAAAGACGTGAACACACCCTAAAACTAGATGTAGTTATGGACAGATTTAGTACTTTAAATCAGTTACTTAGAGCTGCTCCCTACGTCAAAGACTTAGTCCCACAAGACAAACTGACTAAGATGCATGAAGTAGACGACAGATCAGGTAGACGTGCGGCGCTAGCAGAAATTGCTAACGACGAGTTACAAGATCTACGTGAGACTTTATTAGAAGACGCATTACTAGGAGATGATTAATGAATCCATTGTTTCAAAAAGCTAGGTCAAGACTTATTCTTGACAACCCATTTTTTGGTACATTGTGCCTTAGGCAAAAGCCTACCGAGTGGGACCAACCAACTGGTGCAGTAGACGGTAAACATCTGTTCTACAACGTCAAGTGGTTTAAAAAACTTACAGAGATGGAACGTGTGGGTTTCCTGGCGCACGAAGTTATGCACCTGGTTCTCATGCATCACACGCGTAGACAAGAACGCAATGCCCACAAATGGAATATTGCAGCTGACTACGCTATTAACAATCATCTTATAGCCGAAGGTTTTATTCTGCCGAAAGGCGGTCTGGTGGATGACCAGTACGAAAACATGACTACCGAAGCTATCTACAATATGCTACCTGAACCTCCTCAGGGATGGGACGCAGTGTATGTAGATGGTGGTGGTTGTGGTGGCGTGCTGGATCATCCCAATTCCGATGGTACAAGCGGTACTGCTAGTGCTATTGAATCGGAACTGCAAGTAGCAGTTAACCAAGCAGCTGAAGCTGCCAAAGCACAAGGTAAACTCTCTGCTAACATGCAGTCGCTGGTGTCAGAAATTACAGATCCAAAAGTCGATTGGAAAGCTGTGTTGGCTCGTTTCTTACGTGCGAACAACAAATCTGATTTTACATGGGCTCGTCCTAACAGACGATTCATATCCAGAGGTCTGTATCTACCTGCTCTCCATAATCCCTGTCTCGAAGAGATAGCGATTGCTGTAGATACATCTGGCTCTATAACAGATGATGAGCTAGCACAGTTTACTTCCGAGACTTCGTACATATTGCATGAGCTTAACCCTGAGCGCGTGCAGTTTATACAATGTGACTATGATGTGCAAAACGCATGTGAATACACACGCGAATCATTGCCACTTAAAGTCACGTACGAAGGTAGAGGTGGCACTCGAATCAGTCCAGTAATTGATTACGTCAATGAGCATCATCCTAGTGTTGCTGCTCTTGTGTATCTTACTGACCTCGAAGTAGCTGAAGAAGATTTTGGAGACAAACCACATTATCCAGTGTTGTTTGTGTCAACTAGTATGGAGGAAGCACCTTATGGTGAAGTTATCAAAATGTAAGCAATACATCAAAGAGTTTGGTGTGTCTGTGTTGACCGGCACAGCTATATTGTTTTTATTATTCGGTCTTGCAACAAGTATTCATTACTCATTGCTACTGCTCGGAGTCGGGGTCGGCCTCGGGTGTATATTCTATTTATTATGGAGGTTAATCTAATGACTAATATTGTCGGTACAATTACCACAGCATTGTGGATTCTTATCGAACTAATTCAATTTGCATACATGGCTTTTCTAGCCTGGCAAAGGAGGAACGATGTTACTAGTAGGCATACTGTCCGCGCTAGGGCTGCTTTTGCTGGCGCTTAAAGCTGGCGGTCGTAAAACAATCGGTAACGATATCTTTGTTGACGTACTAATCACAATCACGCTAATGGTCTGTTTTTACGGTACCTTCAGCGGTATGGCTGCTGCTATGATCGGCGGTCTGTGTGCTTCTGTTGTGTTATTTATTCTTAAGAAAACAATGACACACGAAAAACTAGTAGTCGAAAAAGAAAATGTAGAACTGCCTCTGGGTATGAAAGTTATCAAACCTAGAGTGCGTTGGAAAACTATACAACCAGACTGGAGAAATTAATTATGGCTAGTGTACAAATGTCACAAACATTACGTGACCAAATAACAGAAAACTATAAACAACAATTGTATAGTGCGTACCGTCAAGCACATAACGTGCAAGGTGCAATTGATACGATTGTAAACCGAATCACGGACAACGATCCACAGTTCTCGGCACTGTGCCAACTGCAAGAAGCACATGCTGAAACGTTAGACGCTGTCAGAAATAGGTATGTAACCGATGGTTATTCTTATAATAACAACAATAAAGTAACTGAATCTATTGTTAGAACTTCAACAGAACTTGGTCTTATTTGTAATCCAAACAGACCAGCACATGAAGATGGTACTTATATTCATAGTTGGCATACTGAATACAAAGATGAATATAGTTCAGAAAATAAAATTAAACCTGCTTCTGACAACTATGTAGAAGGCGATATTCCTGTAAAACTAACAGACTTACAGCCTTTTTATGCACCGACTCAACTTAACATCACATATCACAGAGGTTGGGGTCAAACACAATATGCGCCACATGTAGGCAACATGGCTATTCTTATTAGTGATCCTGAGCTTTGCGCACAATTATCACCAATAGGTAAAATAGAAATCAAAGTTAATACTGACGTAGAAACTTTTAAAGAGTATATATCTAAGATTACTACGTTAAAAAGGTTCATTGACGAATGGCCTGGTGGTAAAGGTCTAGTACCTGATGAGTACATGC